ACCAGCTCCCACTCATCAACGACCGTCACCTGCTCTCCATCTACCGTGTCAGACCGCTGGCTGCTCGGTCGAAACCCAATGGAAGCGGCGTTGACGAACCCCTCTTCTACTTTACGCTTGATCTCGCGGGCAAAACCGTCGTTCTCGTCAAACCGTACTTGGGCAAAAAGCGCGTTGTCTTCAGTCCGAATCGACTCGGCTCGGCCAATAGGCACGCTGCCCGCAACACCGTGGCCGTGCTGCCACATGACGACAGGGTTTTGCTCGAAATTGTGGGTCCGGGCCCCGCTGGGCATGACCACAGTGCCATGCCGGTCAATGTCGTCGTTGTTGATCTCGACGGTAATGGTCCCGCTCTGTCGGTCCTCTTCGGTTTCCCGAATCCGAACGGGGATTGAAGCGTGGCGGTGCTTTGTGCCTGTTCCCACCATTTGGTCGCTTGCTCCTGTAAAGCGTGTCTCCAATGCGTCGCCGAAAAAGAGCCCTTCATCTTCACTGTCGTCTTCATTCTCCTCGTCCTCATCACCGCGAGCTGCTTGCTCAGCCCTAGCGGAGCGCGACTCTGGAAACTTCTCAATTCGCATGAGCGCCTCCGCCCGGTGAACAACCAGCACGTCCGTTTCCTGCCACTCGTCGTCTTTAAGATCCCAGACCCGCACCAAAAACGCCGGGTTGTCTTCGGTACCCTCCATTGTCGCCCCTTCTGGCTGAGCCTCAATGGTTCCGCTCGTCTCTTTCGTTTCAATCACGCCGTAAGCCGTCCCGCCACTGGAATCCCAAGAGACCAGATTCCCCTCGCTCAGATCCTCAACGTCAGCGCGTGTCTGCATAGATCAAAAGTCCGATTCCTCATATGGCTTGGTGTCACCTTTACCCTCCGCTACCTCGCTCGCCTTCCCCAAAACCCAGTTGTACGCTGTGTGCGAATGTCAGAAGCGGAGCGGGCGGTCTGGCATGCCATGCCATCTGAAAAAGTAAGCCAAAACAAAAAACCCGCACCCCACGGCGCGAGCCGAGGATGCGGGTTAGCGAGTCATCCGCGCCGCTTGCGGCGGCGAGTCGCAAGATGTCTATCGCATTAATGCGCAGGTGTGGAGGCGTGTTTCACAGGACTACATTTCCACATTTACCTGTACATTGACCGGCTTAACTTTCTCTCGTCCATCGTCACCGACAATAGACCGAGTGTCCAGTGAAACTTCGCTGACACTCAGGCCTGTTTCCTCTTCAAAGCGCTGTACTTCTTTGAAGATGCGGCGCTCAAGATCCTGCTTTTTCTTTTTAACTTGCTCAATATCCATGACAGTTAGGATTGGGCTGTGTGACTGGACCTTTCTTCGGTGGCGTAAACTTGCAACCGTCCCGAGGAGGTCCGCACAATAAACGTATCTGCACCCTCTGCATAGCGGCGCCGCATCTCGGCAAGGGCCTCCATCCAGGTCTCATCCGACAGGCGGTCGCCGATGTCATATGTAGATTTTGATTCAGCCATGAGAGGCGAAGGTGACTCCGAATAGCGTGGCGAGATACGCTAGCTGCATTAGGATTGCTATTATTCGCGTCTGCGTTGTGCTCGGCCACCAGTGATCATTAAATCGCCGGTTCGGTGCTGGCTCGATCACTACTTAACGCCGTTAAGTATCATCCGATTGGAGATTGAGAAAGTCACAGACCCTTTCACGGGTTTCTTCCTCGTCTAAGCTGGTGGTCTGCACCTCCAACACGCGGTCTTCGTTGGCGCCTTTCAGGGACCCGAGTTGCTCGCGGTACAACTCCCAATACTTTTTCCACCCCTCCTGCACAGACCGTTGCTTGAAGGTTGGAAACGCGAACCCTTTTAGGGACCGCGCCTCGCGGAGCCGATCTGCGGAGAGGTTCTCCATCATCGCGTGCACCGACGCTGTTTTCGGGCGCTTCAGGGCGATCACGACAGCCCTCGGCATCTCGTCAAGCAGATCGTGAGCCGCCTGCGTAAGCCAGTAGGCAACGTCTCCGTCGCGGTCGCGCAGGTGCTGTTTGGTTTCTCCGTAGCGCCGCTCTCGGTGCTCTCGGTTCCAGTCGATAGACGAGGAGCTTTCGTGCGTTACATCTAAGCCCTCGTCTTGCAGCAACGTCGCTAGGGCTCGGGTGCCGCTTCGGGGCGTGCCGATGCCGATGATCGTTGACATATCAGAAAAACGTTTTGGTTGTGATGTCTACGTTCTGGAGCGCCTCTTCCACCTCGTCAGTAAACTCAATTATCTCAGAATGCCCCTGCTGCTCAGCATAAAGGCGCAGAAGTCGAATCGCTCCAGCGATACGCTTTACGTCCGCCGCGTCAGAAAGCTCAATGTTCACCTCTATACTTCGCTTAGGCATATCAGTTATGCCGCCTCGTGCTCAGATACCTGTTCGGCGTGGGCTTTAGCAATCCACCGACAGGCAGACCTTACCCCTTGTCCCATCCCACCTACAATTCGCCGTCCGATAAGCATCGGTGTCCCATTTTGACCCACCCAATCAGCATCGCCCTCGGCTTCGTGATGCGGCTCAAGCTCAATTCCAGGATCTGGCCATTCGGCGTCCTCTTTGGCTGGATAGGCTGCAACCACGGTGGCAGACCTCCCTCCTTTTCTGCTAGTATCAATCCAATACCAAGGCCACCCGTCAAGAGACTGTTCTACATCAGCGGCATAACTCCCCAATGTAGCTGACGAGCCTCGGATGTCGGATTTTTCTTCTGTGGTCGTAGCCATGATTTTGTAGGATTGAATTCGACTCTATCGAAAATGATGCTCGCAGCTAATTTCCAGACGTTACGCCATCAAAATTTCCGACTCATCAACGCTGGAACGAGGAAGCGGGAGTGGCAGGCACCGGCAGTTAATCACGTTGCCCAAGCTCGCTCCGAGGCTGATGTCCCCTGGAAACATGAGCTCCTCATCGCTGATGATGAACGGGCGGCTCATGGGCACTGTTTGTCCATGTGGGCTTAGATGGTTGAAGCGCGAGTTGGGTGGGCGGCGCACTCGCTCGTCAAGCTGGCTAATCCAGCGCTTGACCATTTCGGTATCGGTCTCGCCCCCAAATAGCGCGGCGGCGGCGAGGATGGCGATCGCGCTGGCAACGGCCACCTCCGTCACCCCGATGCGACGAGCCCGGTTTGCCTCAGCGCCTCGAAGCTCTTCGCGCCATTGCCGAATCACCGTTTGCAGATCCTCGCCTTCATCAAAAGCGTCCTGCAGCTCAGCAATCATTTCTCGCTTGATCGACCGGCGCACCTCGCTTGTAAAAATCTGCCGTCGCGCTTTGACGTACCGGCTGATCGCATCGCTCCAATCAGTCGGAGCTACGTCTCCTCCCTGCTCGCGATTTAGGTCCTGTAGCTGCTGGTTCGCCAGAGGTGGGATCACCTCTCGGCCAATTTCTTCCCCCATCGGTCCGAGCCCGATTGAGCCAGCGAAAAAGAGCGTCACCCCAGCGATCATCTCTTGCAAAGACGGGTCCTCCGGGTCGCTGACTTGCCCCGCGGCGGCTTGGATCGCGCCGTCATGGATCTCTTGCAGGCGCGAGCGGGCGATCTCTCGGGCGTCAGGGACCTTCTCGTCGCGGCGCCCGGACTGCCGCTCCCAAAAGTCAATATCTTCCTGCGTGACCTTCTCTAGCTCTTTCGGGTCCTGCGTCTCGCCTTGGCGATGCCCCCGACCTGACTCGCCGGGGGCTACATCAAAGACGCGCCTGCGCCTTGAAGGCTCTGCACAGCCCCACTCACGAGCGGCTCATCGCCACCTTCTACCTCCTCTTCGCCACGCTCTTTCAGAAGCCGGTTTGGGGGCGTGCCCGTCTTCATTCGCTTCATGTCTACATCGAGGCGGCGGTCGGGCGGCAGGTTCCAAACCTGCGGCGCTTCGAGTCGCAGATCCGAGTCTTCTGCGCCGAAAATCTGGCGCAACTCGTAGGACATCTGTTCGCACCGCTTATTGATGAAGGACTGGACCGTGTACTTCTCAAATTGCCGCTCGGCGGCGGTGCGCCCTCGGCCTGTAGCCGAGTCCTCCGAAGAAAGCATCCCCTTCGGAATGCCGAACATGATGAAGAGCTTATCGAGGTTGAACCGACGTGACTCCAGAAACTCCATTTCTTGAGGCGAGAGGTCCATCTCTTTGATTTCCATCCCGCCCCGCTCAACGGGCGTAAGGCCAGTTTTCTCGTTGTACATTTGGGCAAACTCTTTCGCTAGCTTCTTCGCGTCGGCAGTCGTTTCGATAGATTCATCTTGCAGCACCACGTTCGGGCGCCCTTGATTGCGCGCCTTGTCCCGCGCGAATACGTTTTGGGCCTGCATCTCATCAATCTCGTAGGCGCTCGCCTCAATTTTTCCTGCCGTACGCCACGGGGCCGTGGGGTGCGGCTCCTTGAGACGAACAATCGACTGAGGCAGGAGCACATCCGACCCTCCACCAGCGCGCTGATAGTTCCACGCAATGCGGTCGCCCGTTTCATCAAAGATCGGGGAAACGATCCCAAACTCTGGATAAATGATCAGCAGGTCTTCCGGCACCTGCCGCCCCATCTCACGCCGATACCGAACCGCAAAATCAACATGGCCCTTCGAGTCAAGAATCTTGAAGGCCTGCTCCCAGAAGAGAGTGGCCGGAAGATGTGGGGATGGCTCTCGCAGGAGCTGCACCCACGGGTGGTCGGTTGGCACCTCGGTCGCTTGGCGCTGGCTTTCTTGGCGGACTACCCTGGAATCGTTCATCTCCGGCGCAAAATTTTCCGCCCGGTAGGAAATCAGCTCCGACACGATAGAGCGGTACGCCGTGCGCACCTGGCTGGCGCTTAGGTCCTCAAACCGAGTGCCCATAAAGCGGCGAATCTGCCCGGCGCCAATCACTTTCACATCAGAGGGGGCTTGGGCAGGCACGTCAACGCGCTGGGCTTGAAAATCAAACATAGTGCATCACAACTACGAGAGTAATCGCTAACATCCACACGCTGGCAAATCCAGCGTTTACTTTGCCGAGATCAGCGTCTGTCTTCTCGGCGTAGACCCACACGCTGGCGGCAACCACGAGCGGGTATCCCAACACCAAAGCAACGAGATGCGTCATACGAAAAGAATTTCGGACTCAATTTGCGGAGCAGTATCCATCACCCCTTTCATCGCGTAGACAAGAGCGTCAATCCGGTCGGGGCTTTTGGTCGAGTCCGGGTCCCACGTGAGCATCTGTTTCTCTAGCTCATCAAACGTCCTCGTGTGGTAAACCCGGCCTTGCTCGTAGCGGGCCACCACCGGGTCGGCCCGCTGGCGCTTATTTTCCATCGCCGTCTCTTCTCGAATTGGAAGAGACCCAATCCCTGATAAGGTTGATGTTACCATCTCCCCCCCATAGTTTTTCTCAACAACGACGAAATCTGCGCTGTATTTTTCTTTCATATCTACGACTCGGCGCGCCCACGTGTTCGGGCGAAGGTCCCCCGAGCGGTCCCCGAGCACGTAAAAGCTTTCTCCCAAGCGCCCGACGCACACAATTCCCGTTTCGTCTGCTCCGCCGCCAGCCGGGTCGAGGCCAATCGCCACCTGATCAAGCGCCTCCGGCACATCGGATCGCTGAATGTCGCTTGACCGGAACACGTCTCCCCCGAGCGCGACAAACTCTCCGCCGAGTTCTCGGCGCTGCATCTCGGCGGAATACTTGTTTTTAAGGCTTTGGATGTATTCGCCCGAAAGCCAAGGGGCGCTTCGCGTGTCGGCATTGACCCAGTACTTGGTGTCGTTGTGGTTCTCGACAAACACCTCGTAGACCCAGTTAAAATCCTTCGGGGTCGTCGTGACCCAAGCCTTCTCTGGTGGTCTTCTGAGCCGCCCGAGCATCACGTCCCACACCTCCTCGTTGACGTAGGCCGCCTCGTCGATGCCAAAAAACCCAAGGTTCGGTCCGCGCAGCTTCTCAGGCCCCGCCTCCGCAGAACGGAACAGGATCTCTGATCCGTTCCCCAACTCTAGCTTCGGGGGTGGAGAACGCTTAAAGTTTTTAATGCCGAAGACTTTTTCGGCGTAGTCTTCGATTTCGGGAATCAAGATGTCCTCGACGGCGGGAAAACTTGGCTCAATAAGCATCCCCCGGTTTGCCTTTTTACAAGCCCCTAACGCCGCAAGAATCGAGACCGTCGTTTTCCCGGTCCCCAAGCCGCCAAAAAACCCGCGGAAGCGGTGGTCAGAGTTTAAAAATCGATGCTGCTCCGGAGATGCTTCTAAGAGTTCCTCTTGCTCCATCAGCTATCGGTTTCTTCAGGCAGAACCTCGACCCCTCCTTCATCAATCTGCTCCTGAGAGGAGTCGGTGATTTGGTGACTCTCCTGCTCAGGCGGCTTGATGATCAGACCCGCGCCTCCGGTAACCTCCGTAGTGCGTTTGGGCGTGAAGTTGAGCCCGTCATCAACGGTACCACCGTAGGTCTCCAAGACTCTCTCCGTCGCCCACTGCTGGTCAATATCTACATTGTCCTTTCCTCGCATCCCGTCGATCAAGTTCTGCTGTGCCTCCGCATA